CTGGTTCGATCCGACCGACAAGCGTTACGGCCGCAAGAAGTGAAGCCGCGCCGGTACACCGGCACCAAGGACGGGATAGCCAGGGGGCCCCGCAAAGGTCTGCTGGAGTTCATCAAACAAGCCGAGGAGTACACCGACGGCGCGTTGTGGAACAACGGTCACTTCGTGGTGCGATCCAAGGGTGGCACCGGACCTGGCGGTCCTCTGTCCGTGCACTCAACCGGCAGGGCCGTCGATCTTTCTTATCGACAACTGAACGGCAAAGGCAAACCGAACGGACGCAAGCACGCCGAAGAGTTCGCCGACTTCTTGGTCAAGCACAACAAGGAGCTCGGCTTGGAATGCATTCTCGATTACTTCCCGAAGCCGCACGGTCGCGGCTGGCGCTGCGATCGGTTGGCCTGGGTTGACTACGACAAGCCCACGATCCATGGTGCACCTGCCGGTGATTGGCTGCATGTGGAGCTGTCACCCAGGGTGGCTGACTCACCACTGTTGGTGGCTGAGTTCTTTGCTAAGTTGAAAGCAACGTGACATGGACGCCGGCATCGCAACAGTACTCGCGGCTGCGATCACCGGCGCACTGGCGTTGATCGGACATCTCGTCAATCGCGTCCGCAAGGAAAACGCCCAGGACCACGCCCACGTGCAGGGCTTGTTGACGATGCTGTACAAGTCGCAGAACCGTATCGAAAAGAAAGTCGAACGGGTTGACGAACGGTTGTCGGACCACTTAGAGTTCCACGCCGAGCAGGGGGTACTTGACAATGAGCGAACAGTTCAGCAGAATGGAACTCAAGGAGATCCGGAAGTTTCTTAGTCGCGTCTACCCAGGAGTCGCCGACCAAGACAACTTGTGGAATCTGATTCGAAAACTCGACAACCTAATCAGCAAGGGGAAACCGAATGCAAAGAAGCAATCAGGGTACCGACGTTCTGACCGAGGCTCTTGACCTCGTCACCAACGATCGGCAATCAACGTACGGGCATCCGTACGACGACTACACGAAAGTGGTGTCGATCTTCAAGTCGTTGACCGGAGTGGAACTGGACGTGATGCAAGCGATCCTGTTCATGGTCAGCGTGAAACTGGCACGGTTGCGCACGAACCTGGAACGGGACGTGCTGCACAGAGATACGCTGGTCGACACGATCGGGTATCTCACGTGCCTGAACATGGCAAAGGAGGCGCGCGATGGCGTTTCTAAATGAAGCAAAGGCGCAAGTCAAGGGCGGCGGTCGCCGCACAAAGCTTGACGAAATCCGGGAGAAACTCGGTGAGAAGGAATACAAGGAGTTCTTGGAAGCGATGAACGACAAGTCGATCACATGCACTGCGATCAGCAGGGCACTGGCGAACCGGGACATCCAAGTGGCAGCAAACACGATTCTCAGCGCAAGAACGGAGATGCAACGCAATGTCAATAAGTGATGATGCAAAAGCAGAACAAGAGATACAGGACCTGAAGCGCGCCCTTGAGCACGCCCAGCGTGCGGCTGCACGCGCCAAGAAAAAGACCGAGGACTTGGTCGAGGCCGTGTATCTGGCAGCCAAGCACGCGTCGCTGGTGCAGCCACGCGTCAAGGTCAAGCCACCCAAGCCAAACAAGAGGGGCAAAGCCGAGGTCGCCTTGGTGCACTTGACCGACTGGCAAGCCGGCAAGGTGTCCGTGTCGTACAACATGGAGGTGCTGCGCAAGCGCATCGACCAGATGTGCGACAAGGTGGCTGCGCTCACCAGTATCCAGCGTGCCCACCACCCGGTGAACGAGTGCGTGTTGGTGCTGGGTGGTGACATGGTCGAGGGGTTGACCGTGTTCCCCGGACAGCAGTACGAGGTGGAGGCACATCTGTTCGAGCAGATGTTCACGGTGGCAAACATCATCGAGTCGACCGTGCATCGTTTGTCTGGCATGTTCTCTACTGTGCGGGTGGTGTGCGAGTACGGCAATCACGGCCGCATCGGACGCAAGGGCGACATGCCGGGCTCGGACAACGTGGACCGCATGGCCTACAAGATTGCGTCCGAGCGCTGCGCTCACTTGAAGAACGTGACTTGGCAGCAGTCGGCTGACTGGTATCAGATTGCCACCATCGGCAACTACAAGTTGCTGGTCGTGCACGGCGACGAGATCCCGTCCTTTGGCGGGCAGACCCCGTCGTACTCGATCCTGCGCAAGGTCAATGCTTGGGCTACCTTCATGGACTTCAACGACGCCATCATGGGTCACTTCCATACCCCCATCAACTTGACCATGGCCAACGGTGGTCGCATCTGGGTGACCGGATCACCTGAGTCAGACAACCAATACGCCAAGAGCTTCGTTGCTGCGGTGGGTAAACCCAGCCAAAGACTGATGTTCGTGGACCCGGAGAAGGGGCGGGTAACCTGCGAGTATGTTTGCTGGCTTGACTAAATGCCCCTGGTCCCTGGTCGCAGTCCACTGGATTGACGCGTTCGATTCAGAGAACGGTTGGATCCGGACCAAGGACTACAAGGCCAAGCCCCAGCACGTGGTGTCGGTCGGCTGGCTGTGGCCTGACCTGTTAGAAGGCTACGTGTCGGTCACTTGTTCGTACTGTCCGGACGAAGAACCGGAGATGGACACTGTCGGCATGGTCACGCACATCCCGACCGGGATGGTGCAGCGAGTTGTCATCCTTGACGCCGCCCCGCTACAGTAACTGCGCAACACCCCCAACCCAAAATAGGAGGCATGATGAGAAACTTTACCGTCCCCAAACCACCGCACGGAAGTCCCGAATGGTTGGCCGTTCGTTGGCGTGACGAGAGCGGGCTCGCCCGCATCTCGGCGTCGAACGCGGCCGCCGTTCACGGAGAACATCCGTATCTCTCGTCGGCGCAACTCGCCGTCGAACTGTTGAAAGAGGAACCGCCGCAACCCCAGCAGGAGAACAGGGCGATGCAACGAGGCAACACCCTCGAATCCCCGATCCGTGATTGGGCTGCCCAGTTGCTCGGCTTTCCTCTTACTACGCCGTGCATCATGTACGCCTACGAAGAGGACGGTGTCCGGTTGATTGCCACGATTGACGCAGTCAGCGAAGCCGGCGGCGTGTACGAAATCAAGACCAAGCGCGGCCGTTGGAACGGCGAGCTCCCCCGCATGTGGTACTGGCAGGGCGTACAGCAAGCCATCTGCACGGGCACGGACAGCGTTATATGGGTGGTGTTCGACAGCGACCTGGACATCCAGTTCCACGAACAGAAGGTGACTTCAGACGAGAAGCGCATGCACATCGAAGCATGCCGCCAGTACCTGGCATCGATCGACATGGGCATCATCCCTGACGGAATCTCCCTGTCTTACGAGGACCTGACGAACCTGCACCCGAAGGGCAACAACGTCAAGGTGGAGATAGGTGACCAAGCCAAGACGCTGTTGCGCGAGTACTCCACCCACCAAGCAACCATCGAGGAGGCCGAGGCGAAGGTGTCGGAAATCAAAGCCCGGCTCTGCGAGTTGCTTGGCGACGCCGAGTACGGTACGATCGACAACGAAGTCGTTGCGACGTGGAAGACAGCCACACGCAACAGCTTTGACAGCAAGAAGTTCGAAGCGGAGCATCCGGCTCTCGCTGCGAAATACAAGAAACAATCCACATACCGCACGTTCCGTGTGGTCAACAACGAAGGAGACAAGCAATGAGGTTCAACCTCGACAACTACGAGACGGTGGAGGCGCGCCTCGCCAAGTTCTGGGAAGACAACCCGAACGGGCAGGTGTTCACACAGATCTACCACTACGACGAGAACCGTGTCGTGTTCAGGGCAGAGGTGTTCAAGGACATCGCCGATCCCCGCCCGGTGGCGACAGGCTTTGCCGAGGAAGTGCGTGACGCCAGCCCGGTGAACCGCACATCGCACGTAGAAAATGCAGAGACCTCGGCCATCGGCCGGGCCTTGGCCAACTGGAAGTACGCATCAAAGTCACAGCCACGGCCCAGCCGTCAGGAGATGGAGAAAGTACAGCGCATGACCCAGCCGCGCAACGACGCTGACCTGGTCACAAAGTTCCGTGAGGCGTGCGGCAAAGCAAACCTCGACCCGCAGGACGTGGCCAAGGAAGCAGGCACAGACCTGAACAACTTGACCAACGAGTCAATGCCGAAGTTGCGTGACGCATTCAAGAAGATGCAGCAGCAACTCAAGGTGGTGACTGCGGAGAACCTGCAGGAGACGGTGCAACAGGTGTTCAGCAAGCCGGCACAGGAACACATAGCAATCAAGGAACCTGACGCACCGGCCAGCGCACCACAGAAGGGCAAGCTGCGTGCGTTGCTCAACGGTGCAGGCAAGCAAGGTCCGGCTGCCCACGCAGAGACGGTGGCGGAGATCATCAACAGGCCGATAACCAAACTTGATAGTCTTACGAAAGCCGAAGCCGACAAGGCGATCAAGGTCTTAGATGAACGCGCATCCCGATGAACGCAAGGGCTATTGCCAAGGCAACTATGACAAGTGCTCCCATGAGTCCTGCCCTTTGTTTGGTACTTTGGGAAGACCAGACAAACAGGGCGTACGCAGAGTACGAGGGTGTGCCGATCCTTCCGCTCGCGGTCGTAGAAATCGACGCAAGGGAGACAGCAAGGCGCGTCGTGCCCGTAAGAAGCTGGGGTTGGGCGGTCATCTTACGCGTCACGAGGAGAACTGGGGCGGTGCTTTTCGTACCGAGATCAAAGCAGGCGCTCAAGTCGGTCCGATTGCTACCCGTTTCCAAGCCGCTAAAGCCCAGTCTGACGCGGCGAAAGCTTTGGGCGACATTCGTCCGTTCGTGATGGTGGCAATGCCGGACGGCTCGACCGAGGGCATCGTGCTGATGACCTTGTCAGAGTTCTCCGAGATTGCTAGCCTTATCACGGACCAGGGTTAGGAGGAACCATGGACTTCGTTCCTAGGTTGCTGGCAGTCATGTCAGCAGCACTGTTCGTGTTGGGGTTCGAGTCTGCCGGCGGGTCCACGGACCGGCAGCCTGCACCCAGCACGACCGTAACGGTGGCGGTGGGGGTTACCTCCTTCTCCCCTGCCGCCACCACCACGATCGCCGCCCCCACCACGACTGCCAACGACGAGGATTCCGCCCACGCTCGGTGTGGTCAGTGGTGGGGGTTGGCTCAAGACTTGGGCTGGCATGCCGACAGCATGCCGACTCTCGACTACATCATGTGGCGCGAGTCCCGGTGCGACCCGACGCAACACAACACGACACGCAACAAGGATGGCTCTACCGACATCGGCTTGACACAGATCAACGACAGGTCGTGGTGCTTGCCGACACGCTGGTATCCGAACGGATACTTGCAATCAGTCGGTGTTCTGTCTAAGGTTGGATGCGACGAGTTGTTCGATCCGGCGACCAACCTCAAGGCAGCGAAAGCGATACATGACTACCACCAACAACAAGGACAACGGGGCTTCGAAGCCTGGGAGCTATAGCTACATGGAACTACTGAGCGAATGGGAATTGAAGAACAAGAACTTCGGATGGATGGAGTTCGCTGCGTGCAGGGGTGCAGACAGCGAGATCTTCTTTGCCGAGTCCGGCTGGCACACAGCCAACGCCAAGGCACAAGAGTACTGCAGGAACTGCACGGTGTACAAGGACTGCATGAAGTTCGCGATTGACAACGACATAACCTACGGAATTTGGGGCGGGCTCAGCCCGAACCAGCGCAAGAAACAGGCCGGCCAAGATGGAGAATGACAACATCTTCTACGAGCAATGGCTCAACGATCTTCAAGTCACGGTTGATTCCCTCCGGGAGCAGCGCGACGAAGACCGCACGCGGATAGCGGAACTACAAAAACAGGTGGACATGTACCGCAGCATGATCGACCGCATGAAACAAGTGATTGACAAGGGAGATTACTTATGAGTCAAGCAACGTGGTACAAGCTGAAGTCAGGGGTTTGGGGAGTCAAGGTCAAGCCCTCCGGTGAAGCCGGTGACGAAGTGACGGTGACCAACAAGAAGGGTGAGTCGAAGACGATGTGGCTGGCCAATCGCGCAGCCAAGTTCGACGACGCCGAACTGTGGGAGGTAACCGAAGAACAGCCGGGCGCAGACTTCGAAGCCGCGATGAGCGGCGAGAACGATCCAGAACCGTTCTGAGTTGCGACCACTGCGGTACGGTGGAGCGGGCACTGCGCAAATGGACAGCGGGGGAAACTTCCGGATGCCAGTGCCCGTGCCACCTGTATCGTGAAGGAAAGCTGACAACACAAGACAAACAATGGAAGAAAAGAAAAACCAACCCAAAGCAGTGATCTGCGACAAGTGCAACCAGATCGTGGTGCACGACGTGCGCAACGTGGCCGGCTGCGGCTGCGATCCTGACGCCCCCACGTGGGTGTACATACAACCGGACGGCAGAGTGCGTGGATTCTCGCAGTCAAGCTGGAGAGACTACGATGTTACGTGAACGGTATGCGTGCCCTCGTTGCTCGAACTCTGTCACGCTTCATATCAAGACGACGCATGCGCCACTTTGCACGCGCCATTCACCCAAGCCACAACCCATGGAAAAACAAGGAGACAACAATGCAAAGCAATCCGTCATTCACGCCTGACGATATCGAACTGGCCGAAGAGATGTTGACCGAACTTCTCTACCTTGCCATTACTGCCAATGATCGACTGCGACCGGCATGGACTTCGCTCGCCGAAGGCGTGTCGTACATGGTGTCCGATGCTGCGTTCAAACGCAGCCAGGACTACGCCGCTTACCGGGCGCACCACAACCACAGCTCCTAGCGCTACCGCTACCGCTACCGTCACCACGCGAACGCGCGAGTCGTTCGCTGCTGGGTATGGCTCTGGCTAATCGCGCGCGCGATTTTCTCCCGTCGGATTTCGGGGTGGCGTACACTCGGAAGGTCGGCGCAACCGTGCCGACTACCCAACCCGAAGGAGAATGCCATGAAGCGCAATACCCGACCCCCCAAGCGCAAGTCGCTTGTACAAGCAATCAAGGAAGTGACAGCCAAGACAGGCTCTAGCCGTCGCCCCTTGACCAAGAGAGAGCGCATCATCGACGCATGCGGTAGCGATTTGTACCTGCTCGTCGAGATGATGTGCGACAGGCGATACACCGGTAGTTACATTCACCGTGTCCTGACCGCAATGGGCATCAAGGTTTCGTACCCTTATGTCCAACAGCAGTTGCGACCATGGTTCCGTGAGAACTACCAGTGGTTCGCAGAAGTCGTCGAGCGCAATGTCGACGAAGAAACCAAGTACCCAGCGTCGCTGACTGACGAGCACGCTGGGTCATAACCCAGACACAACCCCCCTCTGGGTAAAGCGCAGCCATGCGCCCCAAAAAATCCGTCTGCTGGCAGACCAGCGGACAAAGACATGGCAAGTCTGCCACCATCAACCTATCAACCACAGGAGTCATCATGACCAACGAAGAAGCAATACTCAAGGAGACAGAGAGCATCATTGCTGCTGCCCTTGCCGAAGAAACCAAGCACGAAGAAGACAGTCTTCGTGAAGCAATAATCCTTGCCGAGCAGCAAACTTGGCAAGCCAAGCCCATGACAGACGATTCCGTCTACGACCTATGGGTGTTCACCAAGCAGTTCCAAGGCACACCTGAGGAACTTGCCGAGTTCCGCAAGACCATGGAAGCCAAGGAACCTGACGCCATTTCGGTCGAAGGTAGCGCATGGCAAGACGGTCGTGCCAACGCCTGTATCTCGCTGGAACACTTGTTCTCAGCAGTGCCAGACAAGACACCGGTCAACATCAAGGAAGTGTTGTCTGACGCTTCATTCGTCATGGGTCTTCATTGCGCCCCGCGCTTCGAAGAGCACAGGGTCGAAGGCTTGATGATCAGAAGCCTTGCGTCAGCACGCGCAGTCGACGAAGGCAAAGGCACCGAAGATGTCAAGGACATCGTCATGACTGCCGTTGTTCTCGGAGACAAACTCGCAGTGATACCACGGCTCCAAGCCACAGGCGAACTGTGGCAAGAGCCCGTGTTCACCACCGTCGTTCGCTTGTCTGACGACAATGCCGAACTGGTCAAGGAGTGCTGGTCAGAGTTGGACGATAGCCACGGCGAAGTGGCTAAGTTGCTCTACGGCGCACTCAACATGCCACGCGTACTACAACAACGCGACCCAGAAATCTGGGAAGCGATGAAACAAGATTTCTTGGCTGGTCAAGCCAAGGAAGATGAGCAGGAATAATCCTGCCCATGACAACCACAGGAGAAACAACCATGACAACCACAGAAACCAAGAAGCCAGCAGTCAAACTGCTGAGCGACTGGGAGCGAGCGCAGTTCGCAGTAGAACACGGCAACCGTGTCCTGCTGTACGGGCTGCCTGGCACAGGCAAGACA